TCAATTATGGATACTGGAGAATCAATAACAGTAGCACACATCGTAAAACAAGGTGGAACTGCATACTACAATTCAGCTGTACAAGTTGATGGTAGTGGAGTTACTCCAGAATGGCAAGGTGGAGCAGCACCAACAGCAGGAAATATTAACTCACTTGACGTATACACATATACTGTTATTAAAACTGCAGATGCAACGTTTACTGTACTTGCAGCACAAACGCAATTCGCGTAAAACTAGGAGGATAGAAAGATGCCAATTATCGGTTCATTCGGAGCAGGATCCGCAGGAGGCTACGGTCAAAGAAAAGGCGGTGCACAACCTGTTTTAGCAGACTATTTAGTAGTTGCAGGTGGTGGCGCTGGATTGACTCCTGGAGGATTACCAGCATCGTCTGGAGGAGGTGGTGCAGGTGGATATAGAGCATCTGGTTTTGGCCCAGCACCTTTACAAGGTTCTCAATTAGAAATAGATCCTGGAGATTATACAATAACGATTGGTGCAGGTGGCGCAGTTTCAAGTCCCGCTGGTTCCGCACCAGGAGCCTTAGGAGAAGATACAATTTTCTCAACATTTATTACATCAACAGGTGGTGGTTATGGAGGAGGTAATGACCCAACAGCATATGGATTTGCTGGAGGATCTGGAGGTGGAGGATCGGGCTATGGAGCATATCCAGGTGGAACTGGAAATACTCCCCCAACAAGTCCTCCTCAAGGAAATAATGGTGGTCGAGGCGGTGGTTATGCCCCTTGGGGTGGAGGCGGCGGCGGAGGAGCCGGAGGAGCTGGAACTACTGTTCCAACTTCACACAACCAAGCAGGAGGTCCTGGAGGACCTGGAGTTCCTAGTCTTATTACTGGTTCTGATATAACATACGCTGCTGGAGGTAAAGGAGAACCTGGTCCTTCTGGTGCTGGAACAGCTAATAGAGGAGACGGTGGTGGAGCACAATCTGCCGGAGGTTCTGGTATAGTAGTTTTAAGATTTCCAAGTGATGCAGATGGAAGTGTTTCTGCAAGTCCAGGGACAAATACTGTTTCAACTATACCATCAGGAGAGGTAGTTGCTACATTTACTGTATCAGGTACATTGACTATAGGATAAAAAATATGGCACATTTTGTAGAATTAGATGAAAACAATGTTGTAAAAAGAGTGGTAGTTGTAGGAAATGATATACCTACTGCAAATGGACCACTAGGAGAGAATGATATGCATGTTGATGGAGAAACATGGTGTTCGAATTTTTTTAAAGGTGGAAGCTGGAAACAAACTTCATACAATAATAATTTTAGAAAACAATATGCAGGAAAAGGAATGGTTTACGATCCTGTTAAAGATAAATTTTTATTGGCACAACCTTATGAATCTTGGTCATTAGATTTTAATGATGATTGGCAAGCACCAATTTCGTATCCAACAATTAAAAATGATGGTGAAGATCCAATTGTTTGGTTTTATGTTATTTCTTGGAATGAAGAAAAATATCAATCAGATAATACAAAAGGTTGGGAAGCAATTAAATCAAACGATGAATCGGAAACACCTATTAAATACGATTGGAATGGGACGGCTTGGGTGTTAGAATAAAATTAAAAAAGAAAGAATGACTAGTGGATTTAAAACTTATATATAGATTTCCAAAATTATATCCAAAAAAATCTTGTAATAAATTAATTCAATATTTTGAAAAAAATATTGATAAAGCAGAAAAAGGTGGTTTTGGACCTAAAAAGTTAAATAATTTAGAAATAAATTTAAATATATTAAATTTAGAAGATTACTTTGGTTTAGGTAAAGCTTTATTTAATGGTATAAATAATTTTAAAAAAAAGTGTCCACATATTGATAAATATATAATGCCTTGGAGATTAGAATCATCAGCACAACTCTGTAGATATGAACCTAATAATTATTATTCTACAATACATTGCGAAAATGATGGTGGTAAAGAATATCTTACAAGAGTTTTTGCATGGATGTTTTTTTTAAACGATATTAAAAAAGGTGGAGGAACTGAATTTATTTTACAAAATTATATAGCAAAACCAAAAGCAGGTGATTTTTATATTTGGCCAGCTTACTGGTCTCATTTGCATAGAGGTGTAAAGGCTCCTAATGAAAATAAATACATTATAACAGGTTGGTGCAAGTATATTTAATATGAATCTTACAAACTATTATTGGTATTTTCAATCAGTTGTACCTCACAGAATTTGTGATGAAATTGTAAAATATGGTAAATCATTACAAGATCAAATGGCTATAACAGGCGGCTATAAAGATGTTAAAAAATTAAATGAGAAACAAATAAAAGATTTAAAAAAGAAAAGAGATTCAAATATTGTTTGGATGAATGATCGTTGGATTTATAAAGAAATACAACCTTATGTTCATGAAGCTAATAAAAATGCAGGTTGGAATTTTGAGTGGGATTGGTCAGAAAGTTGTCAATTTACAAAATATATTAAAGGACAATATTATGATTGGCATTGTGATTCTTGGGATAAACCTTATTTTAATCAAAATAATTCACAAGATCCAACTAACGGTAAAATTAGAAAACTATCTGTAACTGTAACTTTATCTGATCCTAAAGAATATAAAGGTGGTGAATTAGAATTTGATTTTAGAAATGAAGATCCTGATAAACCAAAAAAACCTGTAAAATGTAAAGAAATATTGCCAAAAGGTTCATTAGTTGTATTTCCATCATTTGTTTGGCATAGAGTTTGTCCAGTTAAAAGTGGAGAAAGAAAAAGTTTAGTAATATGGAATTTAGGATTACCTTTTAAATAAAATGAATAGTAATTTATCTGATACAGAGTTTTTTAATTTTTATGTAAAAGAAGAAAACTGGTATCCTTTACAAAATCATGGTTTAATTGATGAAGATATTAAATTACAAAAAGAAGATTTAGATTTTCCTAATCAAATAACAAGTTATTTAAATTTATTTAAAAATATAAAAATTAAAAATAAAAAAATATTAGATTTAGGTTGTGGCTGGGGAAGAGGAGCCTATATAATAAAAAAATATTTACCCAATAATGAAATAACTGCCATAGATATAAATCAATCGTTTATTGATTATGCTAAAAACAATTATAAAAATGTTAATTATTTTCAAGATGATTTTGAAAAAACAAAACTAAAACCTAATTCTTTTGACTATATTATTTTAAATTGTTCAATGCATTGTCTTTATAACAAAGATATTATTTATGAAAATTTTAATAATATTTTAAAAGATGATGGTAAAATTATTATTACAGATATTTGGGCTGATGAAACATTAGATTATTTTTTTAAAAAAATAAAAGAATACAATTTTAAAATAGAAAAACAAGAAGACCTATCAAATAAAACTATTGATTCTATGAATGGTGATATATCAAAAATACTTATGTCGCATTCTAAAAATGTAAAAAATACATCAATTAATGCTTTTTTAACAGTTCAAAAAAATAGGTTGAAATTATTTTATAATAATACTAATAAACAAATAAAGTTTATTTTAATGAAAGGGAAAAAAAATGTCATTTAAAAAAAATAAATATAGTGTTTTAAAAAATGCTATTTCAAAAGAGTTAGCTGAATTTGTATGTAAATATTTTTTAAATAAAAGAAATGTTGCAAAAGTATTATTTGATTCTAAGTATATATCTCCTTTTACAGAGTATTGGGGTATATGGCACGATCAACAAGTACCAAACACATATTCACATTATGCCGATATTGCAATGGAAACTTTATTACAAGAAGTAAAACCTGTTATGGAGAAACATACAGGTTTTAAATTATCTGAAACATATTCATATGCTAGAATTTATAAAAAAGGTGATATACTTGCTAGACATAAAGATAGATACTCTTGTGAAATTTCTACGACATTAAATTTAGGTGGTGATCCATGGCCAATATATTTAGACCCAACAGGAAAAAAAGGTCAAGCTGGAATTAAAATAAATTTAAAACCAGGAGATATGCTAATTTATTCTGGTTGTGATTTAGAACATTGGAGAGAAGAATTTACAGGTAAAGGTTGTGTGCAAGTATTTCTACATTATAATAAAAAAGGATCTAAATCGGCTAAAGAAAATTATTTAGATAAAAGACCATTATTGGGTTTACCTGCTTGGTTTAAAAATGTTAAAATAAAAAATAGTGATAATAGATCATAGAGTTAGGTTTCTTCATATACCTCGCACAGGTGGAAGATTTTTATCTTATATATTTAATAAAAATTATTATTGTACTCATTATAATTTTCACAATAAATTTAAAGATTGCGAAGTTGCTCATTTAAATATTTTTGAAAGTAATTGTTTTTTTGGATTTTCAAAAATGTTTGAAACATTTACAGTAGTAAGAAATCCTTTAGATAAATTTATTTCTTGTTTAACACATTTTAATAAACTGAATAAAAATCTAATTAAGCATATGTTTGAAAATGAAAAAAACTTTAATAATGTAGTTAATAAACTTCGTGAAGATAAAACTAATAATAATTGGTTTGAACCTCAAATAAATTTTATAGAACATGATACTAAAATTTGGAAATTTGAAGATGGTTTTGATAAAAAATTTAACAAATGGATGTTAAATAATTTAAACATTAAAATGGAAGAACTTCAAGATGATGAATTAAAAAATGCTAAATTTCCTGGGTATCCTAGTCGCAAAATTAATCTAAATAATAGAGAAAAACAATATATAAAAAATTATTATTTTTTAGATTATAAAATACTTAAATATTAATGAAAACTTTTGAAGATTATTTAGATAACATTGAATATTCTAATTCAAAATCTTCTTGGAATATAGCTGGAACTATAAAAGGTCAAAATGGTTTTTATAAATTTGATACTAGACCTTTAAAGAATAATGCAAAAGGTGGTTCATTTAAAACTAAAGCTGATAAAATTGTATATGATATTAAGAATCAATATATTATTGTAGATACAGAAGAACTACATCAGTATCTGAAAGATAATTGTTCAAAAATTGTTCATTTAGAGGAGTTGATCTCTGCTTTGGAGTGGAATATAATACTACCAAAATAATAAAAAGCATATATAATGAGGTGCTATGCTTCAAAAACTACAATTTAAACCAGGTTTTAATAAACAGATAACACAATCAGGAGCTGAGTCTCAATGGACTGATGGTGATTTTGTTAGATTTAGATACGGCCTACCAGAAAAAATAGGTGGTTGGCAGCAATTAACTATTGATAATGAAACTCTTCCCGGTGCAGCAAGAGCTCAACATACATGGACATCTCTAAATGGTGAGAAGTATGCAGCAATCGGTACATCACAAGGTTTGTTTTTATACTATGGTGAAAAGTTTTATGACAT